TATGCAAATGTTGGTGCTGGTGGAGCAACATTCCATGGCAATGTAACAATTGAACAAGATTTAGAAGTAGATGGCAACCTTGTTGTTGATGGAGATTTTACGGTAAACGGTACTAACTTTTCAGCATCTGCAACGACAATTACAATTGAAGATAATATGATTCAACTTGCCCATCAAAATTCAGCAAATACAGTTGACCTTGGTCTGGTAGTTGCATATAATGATGGAGCAGCAAAGCATGCAGGTCTCGTAAGAGACGTATCTGATGCCAAGTGGAAGCTATTTAAGGGAGTAACAGATGAGCCATCGACAACTGTTAACTTTGGACAAGGATCACTCGATGATCTTGCAGTTGCTGGATTTACAGCCTCATCTATAGCAGTAGGAGATGTTTCTAATACTGAATTTGGATATTTAAATGGAGTAACATCAGCAATTCAAACACAGTTGGATGGAAAGCAAACAATTGTTTCTGGAGTTTCAGATACTGAAATAGGATACCTTAATGGAGTTGGTAGTTCAATTCAAGATCAGTTAAATGATAAAGCTCCAGTTAATGCCCCTATATTTACTGGAACAGTTAGATTCTCATCATCTGGCGTTGAATTTGATGATGGAATTCAGACAAAGCAGGCGGTACCATCTATAACAGTTATTTCACAAAAAACATCTAACTATACTCTTTCAAACCTTAATGAAAGAGATACAATGATTGAGCTAAATAGCTCATCTGATATAACAGTAACAATTCCACCAGAGTCTTCAGTAAATTACCCTGTTGGAACTACACTAGATATTATGAATATTAATACAGGATTAGTAACTGTTGTTGCTGGTTCTGGCGTTACTGTAAATGCTACACCAGGATTAAAATTAAGAACACAATGGTCTTCTGCAACATTGTTAAAGAGAGCCTCAAATAGCTGGGTTGTCTACGGAGATCTGAAGTCATAATAGGAGAATATAATGGGTAAAAGAGCTGGTAGAAAATCACAATCTTCAAACGACTTTTTAGAGCCAAAGCCAGTCGAAAGTTTAACTGCATCTGATGTAGGAACTTCACGCCCTTATTTAGCAACCGCAAATACCACATCTGCTGCTTCTGCAGCAGGAACAGGTGGAGCAGCCAACCTAGCTTGGACACTACCAGCTGGCTCTCCTCCAGCTACATCTTATACTATTACATCTACCCCTTCAACCTATACAGTTACTACGGGAAATGCAAATACATCTTACACATTTCAAGGTCTAGCATCTAACACATCTTATACATTTACAGTTGTAGGATCAAATGCAGCTGGCTCTTCATCTGGAACAACATCATCTTCTATAACAATTACAACAGTTCCGCAAGCCCCACAAAATCCAACAGCATCTTCTCCAAGCGCTAACCAAGATGTAGTTTCTTGGACAGCACCTGCTTCTGGCGGAAAAACAATTAATAGCTATACAATTGTTTCTTCTGACGGCCCAAGTTATCCAAATTCAGTTTCACCACAAACAATTAATGAGACAGGAGGAACCTCTCAGTCTTATACTATTTATGCAATAAATAACAATGGAACATCTACTGGAGCAGTAACGGCAACAATAACTACTACATCGCCATTCTTCCCTCCATTCTTCCCTCCATTCTTTCCACCATTCTTTCCATTCTTCCCACCATTCTTCCCGCCGTATTTCCCACCATTCTTCCCGTATTTCCCACCATTCTTCCCGTACTTCCCACCATTCTTCCCGTTCTTCCCACCGTTCTTCCCACCATCTTTCCCATTCTTTCCGTTCTTCCCATTCTTTAGACCACCAGTAACTCCTCCGATATTTCCATCGGGACCAGCTAAACCTATAAAGGAGCAAGAATAATATGCCAACAAATGCAGATACGCATCCAGCTATAAAGTTCCCATTGCCAGAAGTCAAAAGCGCATTTTCTGTTGATAATGTTTTTGAGCCAGAGGTATTCGATAGAATTAAAAAAAGAATACAGGCAATTAATTGGGGTCCAGGATCGAGCACCTTCTACCATACTTCTATGGGAAGATGGGAAAGCCCGATAGAGTTTGAGCCAGATCTTGAAGAGATTATGCTTAATGTTGGAAGAAAACTTTATGGTAATGATGAGCTTATTAAAACATATTACTATACAGTTAGATATCAAAAGCAAAATGGTAATATCCCTCACCTCCATAAGCACATGGATCAAAATGGTTGCGAGCAAACAGTTGATATATGTATTGAGCAAGAAGGAGTAAATTGGGGTATCGAGGTTGATGGAGTTGTTTTTCCAGAAAAAGAAAACTCAGCGGTATGTTTTTATGGACAACAGCAAGTTCATTCAAGACCAGAATATCCAGCCGATGCAACTGAAGATGACTATTTAACTGTACTATTCTTACACTTTGTAAGACCAGAACACTGGTTTGCAGATATAATTAATGCTTCTGGCGAGGAGCGCTGGGACACATTTGGAAAGTATGCTTCAGATGGAGATTTAAGATATTTCTTGCATACTGGAGAAGTTTCTCAGCCACAGCTACCAGAAGGTCAAGAAAGATGTGAATGCCACAATTATTGGGGCGTATCAGATGTTGTACAAAATATTTTAGGCGAAGAGGAATTTAACGCAAGGCTTAAAAAATAATGTATCCGTTTATCTCTAGACACATAGCAATCAAAATGCTATAATTAAATAAGGAGACAAAATGGAGCAAATTAATAACGAGTGGTTCGAAAAAGATAGAACAGAATCAACATCTTTCAGAATGCCAGACAAAACTTTTAACTCAATTAGAGTTTCAAATCCTGGGTTCGGATTAAATGTTTATCATAATGTTTTTTCAAAAGACGATATAAATAAATATATATCTATATTAGAGGAAACGCTTTCTGGCAATGGTCCATATATATGGAACGAAGCTAAAGTCACAAATTCAGATCAGCCAATTAAAAAAGCTAGAGACTGTGTAGACTTTAAAATGAATACTAAAGCCTTGGGCCCAAAAAACGAATTTAATGCAGGGCTTCATGAAGTGTATGATGAAGTATTTAATGGTCTTAGAAAGTGCGTAGATGATTATGCAAGATACTGGGGCATTAATGTTAACTTCTATGAGATATTTAACTTTGTAAAGTATGAAGGAGAAGGCAAACACTTTAGAATTCATGCAGATGATGGCCCTTCTTACAAGTGTGCTGTTTCAGCAGTAATTTATCTTAATGATGATTACGAAGGTGGAGAAATATATTTCCCTAGACTAGACAAGCTTGAAGTAAAGCCTTCTTATGGAGATATAGCAATCTTCCCTTCAAATTATGCATACGAACATGCATCTCTTCCAATTAAATCTGGAACAAAATATTGTGTTGTAGTAATGATGGATATAAACGATTTAGCTCATAAAGATAATGGCTATGGTATTAGAATAGGACAGGACGGCAAAGTTATATAATGGATATGCTTACACCAAACGCTCAAACTTTTAACAAGACTTGGAGTTCAGCAAAGGAAATTGGAGCTGGAATTTGGGTTTATCATGATGTTGTAAAGCCAGAACTAGATATTATTAATAGAATAGAAGACGTTCTTGGTAATGAATCAAACTATTACAGTTGGCAAGAAGCATTTGTTGGATACAGACAGAGAATGCCAGAATATAGAGACTGCGTAGATTTTAAATTTAAAAAGACAGATATTGCTGGAGACAGATCAGACGCATCATTAAAACTTCAAGGTATATGGCAAGACTGTTATGATGTACAGGCACCTGCAGTAGCAGATTACTGCCAAAAATATAATATTCATAATTTAAGATACTGGGAAGCGTTTAACTTTGTTAGATACGGAGAAGGCCAGCACTTTATGGAACATCATGATCACGGATTCTCATATAATTGCACAGTATCTTTAGTAACATACTTAAATGACGATTACGAGGGTGGAGAAATCTTCTTTAGACTTCAAGGACTTGATTATAAGCCTAAGGCTGGAGATACAGTTCTATTCCCTTCAAACTTTATGTATCCTCATCAGGCTAAGGTTGTGACAAAGGGAGTAAAGTATTCCCTAGTAACAATGCTTGATTATAGCGACAAATTTCACAAACCAGAATTCTATCAAGAAACTGGCTCATAATGAATGAAGTAAACGTATATAGTTTACAAGGCAATGAAGCAATAATAGATAATATAAAAATAAAAAGAGAGTGGATGGAAAAAACCGCAAACTCTCACGCATACAAATGCTTTCCAGTAACTCTATCAAATTCATTAGGATGGGGAATATCTTATCCAGATGACATTGAGTTTATATGGGACGGCATTTCAGATTCTAGGCCAGACCATGTGAAGGCACAGGCATTTACAACTGTAATATCCAGTTCTTTCTATAAAAATCCAATGCCGATAGCTTGGAAGATAACTAAACCAAATGTGCCTATATTAATACCTGCTGGAACACCAGTTGTGGCTTTACTACCAATACACTTAAAAGAAACATCTGACTTTGTTTTAAATATATATAACAACACGGAAGATAAGTTCGGACAAGATCATTGGGCTAAAGCAAAAAGATATGGCGAAGAATCACAAAAAATTAATCAATCTGGTGAATGGACCAACTTCTATAGAAATGCAACAGATGAGTCTGGCAATGCAATTGGGTTTCATGAAGTAAAAGCCGTAAGGATGCAAATAAATGACACTAGATAAAAATAAAATGCAGTTTATATCTAATATGCCAGATTTAGATGCAGAAAGCAGCACAAGACCATCTTCAATAATTAAATATATGCCAGAATGGTTTAGATCGGCAGACAGATTTGCAAAGAATCCATTTACTGGAGATTTTTGGATTGGTCCAGATAAAGGAAAAGTTCCAACATGGAAAGCATGCCCTGCCCTATTTGATATATTTGGAACTGGATACGCATTACTGACCCCTTGCGATTTAGAATTTTATGTAAATAGTAAAAACAAAATAGATGTAAAGATAGAAGAAAAAAGATATAGCCAATTCTGTGTATCACGCCCTGAGATGCCTCAGTTTGAGCACCCTAGTGGTTTCTATAGGGAACACTTTGCTTGGTTCCCAGAATGGGCTGTAAAGGCTCCTGAAGGGTATAGTGTGCTTTACTCTAGCCCATTTAATAGATATGATCTTCCATTTATGACCGTTTCTGGAATAATAGATAATGATAAGGTAAATTTACCTGGATCAATGCCTTTCTTTTTAAGAGAAGGCTGGACTGGCGTTATACCAAAGGGCACACCTTATGCACAGCTCATTCCATTTAAAAGGGAAGACTGGGAGTCTGAAATAATAATAGAGGACCAGCATACTATATTTAAAAAGAACTACGAAAATAGCAAGAAATATAGAATACCAAACGGTGGCGTCTACAAGAACGATGTTTGGACAAAAAGAACTTATGAATAAGGAAATGGTAAAATAAATATATGGAAAACCAATACTCTAACTCTCATTCAAATGATAGATTTTCAATAACCCCATCAGGATTCTTTGGGTCATCATCAGATATGATCCAGACCAGAGAAAATTTTATGACTAAAGAAGAGCATGAATTTCTTTTAAATGCTGCAAAAAATCTTACTCATTGGGATGTTACAGAAACACATTATAACGAAGACGGGACCGTAATATATGACTCAGAGTATTGGAAAGACCGTGTTGCAACAAATCCTTCATTAGATAAGCATGACCCAAAAATTGCAGAAGTTATCAGAGGTCTTGTAGCAAGACTTAAGGTTGAGGTAGATGAGTTTTTTAATGTTGATGCACTTCCAACTAGCCCAGCTATAGTAAGGTGGTTGCCAGGACAACTGCAGATGCCACACGCAGATAAAGAATTACACGAAGGTGATAATGCTGGAAAGCCTAATGATTTTCCGTGGTACGATATTGCGGGACTATTTTATTTAAACGACGATTACGAAGGCGGAGAACTATATTTTCCTAATCAAGGAATACAGTTTAAGCCAAAGCCAGGCGGAGCATACTTTTTCCCAGGTGACATGAATTTTATACACGGAGTAAAAACAATAGAGTCTGGTACAAGATATGTTATACCATTCTTTTGGACAATATTAAAACATACTGGAGACAAGCAACCATGATTATAGACAAGATTGATAAATCAAACTTTATTTATTATAAAGATGAGCCAAATGATAAAGGCGTATTGAATGTACCAGAAAACAAAATTGTTGAGATACCTAATTTTGTATCACCAGAAATTGCTCCAAACATGATAAGATTTTTTGAGGAATGCGATGTTGATTGGGGCGATATTGCGTTTTATGGTTCTTCTGGAAAAGGAATTAAATCAGATCCAGAGTACCTAAAGAGCTTTGGATTAACTGGAACGTTTTTTGCAGATATTAAAGATAAGTTCCAAGAAGCAGTAGAAATAGTTTTTGATAGAAAAGTTCGTGCCAATACATCTCATGCTCAGAAATGGGATGTAGGAGGCTTTGCAAGCGTACACTCTGATAACTCAAATAATGATGGTGAGCCAAATGCATTTGAGATCAATAAATACGTAGCAATACTTTATTTAAATGATGATTATGAGGGTGGCAACCTTTATTTCCCAGAGCATGATATATCCTTTAAGCCAAACGCATACTCTCTTTACACTTTCCCTGGAGGAGTAGAAAACCTTCATGGCGTTTCTGAAATTACAAAAGGAACAAGATACACAATGGTTTCTTTCTGGGATTTTGCAGATTTGGAATATGACCAGGAAACAATTGATAGATGGAAAGAAGAAGAGAAGAAGGTTAGAATTCAGCAGGCAGCTCAAAAGGAGGAGTGGGCTAAAGGCATAAAGTAGCCCCATCGATATGGAAAAAATTGTTTATAAGGACGATATAGTAGAGTATCTAAACTTCCTATCTGAAAAAGAATGTAAAACTCTTGTAGATTATTATATTAGTGGAGAAGATGGTTGGCAGAAAACATGTTTTTATAACTCAGCTGTAATGGATCCAATTCATCCATATAATAAAAACCCTGAAGCTAAAATTAATCACGATTTCTTTATTAACCTAAAAGCAAGGCTTCACGAAAAGGCGGAAGAGGTAGCTGGCAGAAGACTAAAAAACTTAAGCATGAGTGCTCACAAATGGGAAGTAGGGGCATTTGCTAGCGATCATTCTGACAATACAGATTTGGATGGAACCCCGAATGCTTGGCAAGATAACAAGTTTGTTACTATTATATATCTAAACGACAACTATGATGGCGGACATCTTACTTTTAAAAATCATGATCTAGACATAGCTCCACAAAAAGGAAGCCTAATAGCATTTGATCCAGGATTTGATAATTTACATGGAGTAACAGAAATTTTATCTGGTACAAGATACACAATGCTTCTATCCTGGGATCACGATGATAGAAGCTATTCTCAAGAAGAGATACGTGCTATGCAGGAACAAAAGTTTAGAGAAAAGCAAATACAGGATAAGCAAAAAGAAGAGTGGGAAAAAGGTAATAAGTATGCTTAATGAAGATACATACAAGCTGCTTCAAAATGATGATAATGTAAGCTATACCAAAATGCATGATGATATTTATGTTTATCACTCCATGCTTGGAGAAAAAACATTTGAAGACATAATGAGTGTTATTGAAAAGCTTGATGCGAATTCTTCTGATTCAAGCCCAATTACAAAGTGGAAACCTTGGGGAACAAGTAGCACAGAAGAAGGATCAGAGTACATATTCGGTGAACAAAAGAGGTTCGATGAGCAGAAATGTTTAGATAATCATGAATATACTGAAATATATAAGACTCTCTATGAGCCAATACTTTTTGCCTCCACTCATTATGGTTTTAAGCATGATTTAAAAATTGGTAAACTAGCACCACTTTCACTCAGCAGATACTTTATAGACAAGTTTATGGGTCCACACACAGACTCACATGAGTCAGATAATAGACCAACAATATCAGTTGTCATGTATCTCAATGATGACTATGAGGGTGGCGAGCTATATTTTAGAGAACAAGATGTAACCATAAAAGCTAAATCTGGGGATATAGTTATATTCCCTTCAAAGGCTCCCTTCTTTCATGAGTCTAAGCCAGTTATATCTGGCACTAAATACATATGCCCAGGATTTTGGAATAACATATAACGCTTAAGGTGGTATAATTTAATATTATGTCTAGCTCATTTCCAGATTCATTAGATTCTTTAGACAATCCGTCTGCAGGAACACTTCTCAATCATCCTTTATTGGGTCATTCACAGCAACACATAGATACAAATGATGCAATTGAGGCAATCCAAGCAAGAATTGGAATTGAGGGATCTACAAACGTAAACTCTATTGAGTATAGATTAAATGCGGTAGAAGAGATATCGGGATCAAATACTATTGTTCAAGATACCTCGTCGAACTGGGAAACAGAAGACCCGATACTTACTGTAAATCAAATAGGTATTGAAAGCGATACGCTAAAGATTAAAATTGGTACAGGTGCCACCTGGAACGATATTGGATATGCAACAGTAACTCCAAGCAACCTAGACAACTCCCTTGGAGACTACCTTCCAATAACAGCAAGAGGAACTCAAGGCGGAGTGGCCTCATTAGACTCTTCAGGAAAAATACCAGACACAGAAATTCCATCAGGTATTACAAGAGACACAGAGCTTTCATCACATGCAAACGACACAACAAATATACATGGAATTGCAGACACCTCTGCTTTAGCTACCACATCTGATATATCTACACATAATAGCGATACTACAAATGTCCATGGAATTGCAGACACGTCTGCTTTGGCAACAACATCAGATATAACTACTCACAATAATGATACAACTAGCGTTCACGGGATTGCAGATACTTCGCTTTTAATAACAACAGCTGGCGGAACTATAGAGAATTTAACAATTACTGGAAATCTTACAATAACTGGAACAGAAACAATTGTTGACACTACAAATTTAGATGTTACTGACTCGCTTATATATTTAGCCTCAGAGCAGTTTGATACAGATGTCCTAGACATTGGAATATTTGCAGCATACGGAGATATTCAGGCTGGGCACCATCACACAGGACTAGTAAGAGACGCTTCAGATAGTAAGTGGAAGCTTATTTCAAATGCTGCAGAGCCAGATAATAACGTAATTAACTTTTCTGGAGTCACATACGATACACTTGTAGTTGGCGGTCTTCAGGTAGGAGATGTTTCAAACACAGAGGTTGGATATCTTAATGGAGTAACCTCAGGAATTCAAACACAATTAGACTCTAAGTTAAACTCATTAATACAATTTAATCAGCAATCAAGCGGGTATACTTTGCAGCTATCAGATAAAGATAAGATTGTTGAAATGTCTGGCGGAGGAACATTAACCATTCCAGCCGAAGCTTCAGTAAATTTCCCAGTCGGATCATCAATAGAAATTCTTCAAACAGGATCATCACAAGTAACAATAGCTGGATCTGGATTTACACCAAATGGAACTCCAGGGCTAAAGCTAAGAGCTCAATGGTCAAGCGCATCGCTTGTAAAACGAGGCTCGGATCTTTGGATAGTTAGCGGCGATTTGAGCGCATAATGCCTAGACTTCATAGATTTGGAAGAGGTTCTGGCATAAGAAAAGTCACAGTACCAGACTTATCATCACTTACAAAAACACAAGCAGAGTCTCTTTTATCTAGCATAGGTTTAACATATTCATCCACAGCAACAACTACATCTAATTCTGGTTTAGATAACACTATTATCTCTCAGAGTATTTCTGCTGGGACGGTTGTATTAATAGGATCTTCTATATCAATATCTTATTATTTATATCAGGCTATTCCTCCAGTTACCCCACCAGTGGTGCCTCCAGTCGTGCCTCCAATTGTACCACCAGTGGTTCCACCGCCACCTCCTCCATCATTTACAACATTACCTTATATATCAGGAACAACAACAGACTCCCTAAGCTTCTCTTGGGCGGGAGCAAACTATAATTCTTGGAAGCTATACAGAGCAGGAACAGGAGAAGTTTTTGCTTCTGGAGATGGACAAGGAACATCTGCAACAAGAAGCGGTTTATCTCCAAGTACAACATATACTCAAACTGTTGTGCTTTATTCTGGAACAGGTTTAACTGGACAACAGGTATCAGATGCAATAACTGGAACAACAGCAGCACTTCCGCCTCCAGTATCACCACCTGTATCTCCACCTGTTACACCTCCAGTATTCCCATCAGGTGGACCAGTTGTACCTCCAGTGGTTCCTCCAGTTGTACCTCCAGTGGTGCCTCCAGTCGTGCCTCCACCAGTCGTGCCTCCAGTTGTTCCACCAGTCGTGCCACCTCCTGTTACACCACCAGTATTCCCATCAGGTGGACCAGTTGTCCCACCAGTCGTACCTCCAGTAACACCACCAATCTTCCCATCAGGTCCAGCTAAACCATTTAAGGTATAATAAAAATATGTCATATCATTTAAAAGCGATAAAAGATTCTCCAGTAATGTTTCTTCCATTAGATGAAACAACTGGATCGGTGGCATACGATATATCTGGCTGTGAAAA